TCTTTAAAAAATCTACTACTAACATAAATATTACTTCACAGAAATTTAAGAATAATATTTTAGATATAGAAAACTCTGGCGGAACACCTTCATACGCATTAAGCAAGCATCAAGAAAAGAAGTTCATGGCAAATGGTAAAGAATCAATTTCTGTAAACTCTGGTTTTTACAATGAAGACCACAATGAAGTTGTAAGAGAAATGTTACTCTCAGAACAAGTTTGGGTTTATGACGGAACTAATACCTTGCCAATTAACCTTAAATCTAATACACTACAATTTAAAAAGTCGGTTAATGATAAACTAATAAGCTATACTTTATCTTTTGATTATGCTTATGATAAAATAAATAATATTCTATAATGCAAAAAATAGTATTGTATATAAAAAACAATGATGATGTTTACAAAAGAGTAGATATGTTTAATGATGAAACTATTTCTTTAACATCTAAAATACAAGATGTAAGAGATATAGCTAAAGTATTTACAGATTTTAGTCAAACATTTACATTGCCTGCATCTAAAACTAATAACAAACTATTTCAACACTGGTATAACTATGACATTGATAATGGTTTTGATGCTAGAAGCAGAAAAGATGCTGTAATGGAATTAGATTTTTCACCGTTTAGAAGAGGTAAGATTTCATTAAACAATGTTAAATTAAAAGACAATAAACCATTTTCTTATGAAGTTGTATTTTATGGTAATACAATAAATCTAAAAGATTTACTTGGTGATGATGAATTAAGTACATTGCCACAACTAGATGATTATTCACATGATTACAACGATACAAATGTAAAGTTAGGGCTACAAAGTGGATTATCGTCTGGTAAAATAATATATCCTTTAATATCTCATACTAAAAGATTTTATTATGACTCAGCAGAATCAAGTCCTAATTATAGTGGTAATTTGTATTTCAACACTACACAGAATAATGTTGGTCTTGGGTTTGATGATTTAAAGCCAGCTATAAAATGTCTAACAATTATAGAAGCTATAGAGGATAAATACGACATATCTTTTACTAGAGGAACAGTTCAAGAACCTCATTTCTTTAACACTACACCTTTCTCTAATCTATTTCTTTGGTTAAGTAGAAATAAAGGTCCTGTAGGAGGAGACGAAAATCAAGAATCAGAATTAACAAGAATATGTGGCGATTGGGCATGGAATGGAACTGGTAACGCTGTTGGATTTCAAATATTTGAAGACACATGGACTGTAAGCACAAAAGACAATGATGAAAGATATAGAGGCATAATAACTATTACTCCAACTTCAGGGAGCACAACTACTCCATATAAAATAAAAGCTATAGATTATGTTACAGGGAATACTTTAGCTGAATCAGCTTTTTTTCAAGGAACACAAACATTAACAGTTCAAATAAATCCTAGCTTTCAATTAGTAAATTATAAAATAAAATTTATTATAGAGTCTAATACAGCAGTATCTTTTACGCCAGTATTAGAATTAACTAAATATGTCTTAAACCCACAAACCGAACAGGTTTTAAGTCAACATTCTGCTGAATTTGATATTAATGGTACAGGATTATCTATAAGTACTGTAGTTGAGATTATAATAACTCAAAATGTTCCTAAGATAAAAAATATAGATTTTCTTACAGGATTATTTAAAATGTTTAATTTAACTGCATATTATGTAGATGACGTAGCTGACCCTGATTTTGGTAAAATATATGTCGATACTTTAGATAATTTTTATGCAGATAGAGTTAACAATCCGTCTGAAGGTAGTTATGATATAACAAAACATATTGATACATCTAACTTAACTATAGAGAGAGCTTTTGAATACAATGAAATAGATTTTTTATATGAAGAGCCATCTACATTATTATCTATTAATCACAGAGAACAATTTAATGAGATATTTGGAAATGAAGAAGTAAGACCAACTTTTGTTGATAGAGGCTCTAAATACGAAGTTAAAGTTCCTTTTGAACATATGAAGTTTGAAAGACTTATTGATTCTAATAAAACAGGAACAAGCCCTTATGTTGGTGTCACATCTCCATTATCATATACAACAGACATATTATGGGGATATTCTGCTGATGGTGACTTTGAATCTGAAACAGATGTAACTCCAAAAACAGGAAATTATTCTCCAGTATTAACTAAACCTTTAATATTTTATGCAATACAAAAAACTGGAATAGGAACTGGCAAGGGTATAAAATGGCTTTCTAGCGGAACTCCTGTAGAAATAACACAATATTATAGACCCTCTAATACTAATGAAGACGGTTCATCCAGCACACCTGCTGCATTTACAATAAACTTTGATGATGAGATTGATGAATGGAATTTAACAAACTATGATGGAGGAACTAATTCTTTATTTAAGAAGTTTTATACAAATTACATTACTGGCATATTTGAAGAAAAGAAAAGAATATATAAGTTAAAAAGTTATTTGCCTACAGATATATTAGTTAATTATAGGTTAAATGATGAGCTTGTGATACAAGATAGGACTTTTACGATTAATTCTATAAGCACAAACTTTAAAACTGAAGTAAGCGAGTTAGAATTATTAAACAAACTATAAACATGATAAAAGATATACTTGATTTGTTAAATGCCTCTCAGTGGTATGGTGTAAGTGAAAATGTAGAAATTGCTAAAGGTAAATATTCAGCAGTTAAAGATTTGAAACAAATGAAAGAACAACTTAAAAGATTAAGATATGGCAAGTAAGAAAATACTTATTCAAGTTGATGTAACAACTAAATCTGCTGAAGTACAGATTAACAAAGTTGTTGACTCTATGAAACAATTAGAGGGAGCTACAACAAAAGTTACTAAAGCCACAGAAAAAGGTAGAGCACAATCTGGTTTAAATAACGCTATACTTTTAGAAACTGGTCGTTTAGCTTCTGATGCCTCTTATGGATTTACAGCTATTGCAAACAACTTGTCTCAAGTAATAACATTATTTTCAAGTTTTATAGAAACTAATAATGGGGTAATCGCATCATTTAAACAATTAGGTAAATCGTTGATTGGAACTGGAGGTTTTTTAATATTAGTACAATTATTAATTTCATTCGGTCCTCAATTGTGGGATATGCTTACTGGCACTACTCAAAGAGTAAAAGATTTAAAAAAAGCTTTTGATGATGCAGCAGTTTCGGCAGGGGAAGAAATTGGTAAAATAGAGGCTCTAAGAAGTGTGTTAAAATCCTCAACAGAATCTACTGTAGAAAAAAGGCAAGCCGTAGATGAACTCAACAGAAGTCATAAGAATCTAAACATAAGGTTAGATGAAGAAAATAATTTAACTAATGAATCTATAGCAAAAATAGATGATTATATAGAAACAATAAAAGAAAAAGCGAAAGCTCAAGCTGTAGTGTCTCTTATACAAAAAGAATATATTGAGCTATTGAGATTAGAAAATGAAGAGATAGGGGATAATCTTAATTTTATAGATAAACTAAAAACAGCATTCACTATTAGAAAAAACTACAATGCTGAAGCTATTAACGAAGAAAAGTCTTTAGAGAAAAGAAGAGAAAAAATAGCTGAGGTAGAAAAAAGTATAGCAAAACTTGTCGGAACTCTCGGAAGTTATAAAACAACAGGATTTGAAGCTGATGTATTAGAAACAGTAAACTCATTAAAAAAAGTTACAGATATTATAACAGACCCAGAACAACTCGCTGAAGGTAAAACTGCTTTACAATTATGGGCAGAAGAGACTTTGGGTATTATGGCTAAACAGAGTGATAAAGAATTACAAAATTTAGATAAAAAACTACAAAAAAGAACTAAACTAGAAGAAAAAGCTGCCAAACAAAGAAAGAAAATTGCAGAATTAGAAGCAGAAGGTAAATTAAAACAATACGATTTAATTGGAGAAGGTTTAATGAAAGCTTCACAGCTTGCAGGAGAAAACACAGGCGTGGGAAAAGCTTTAGCTATAGCAAGCACAACAATGTCAACTTACAGTGCTGCACAAAGAGCTTATGAATCACAATTTTTACCTGTACCAACACCTTCCTCACCTGTTAGAGCAGAGATTGCAAGAGGTGTGGCTATATTGTCAGGTTTAGCACAAGTAAAAGCAATTATGGCTGTTAAAACTCCTGCAATGAAAGAAACTTCAGGTATTTCAGGAGCAGCAACAGGAGCAGGAATAGTTAACGCACCAGATTTTAATGTTGTAGGAGCAGGTGGCGTTAGTCAATTAGCTGGCACATTAGCAGGTGTAACAAAACAACCATTAAAAGCGTTTGTTGTTAGTAAAGAAATAACATCAGCTCAAGAATTAGAAAGAAATATTACAAATAATGCATCACTTGATTAATTATTAAAACCAATTCAATATGAAAATAGTAGAATTAATTATAGACGAAGAACAAGAGTTATCTGGAATAGAGGCAATATCTATTGTAGATGAACCAGCAATAGAAGAAAACTTTATTGCATTATCTAAACAGCATGAAATTAAATTAGCTGAAGTAGATAAAGAAAAGAAAATATTAATGGGAGCAGCTTTAGTTCCTAATAAGAATATTTATAGACGTAATGGAGAAGACGAATATTATATATTCTTTAGTCAGGACACTGTAAGAAAAGCATCTGAATTGTTCTTAATGAGAGGCAATCAAAATAAATCTACATTAGAGCATCAAGCTGAATTATATGGTTTGTCTGTTGTTGAATCATGGATTATAGAAGACGAAGTACACGACAAGTCAAGAAAGTACAATATGGATTTACCTGTAGGTACTTGGATGGTGTCTATGAAAGTAAATAATGATGAAGTTTGGGATAATTACGTTAAAACAGGTTTAGTTAAAGGATTCTCCATAGAAGGTTATTTTACTGATAAAATTGAAATGTCTGCAATAAATGAAATGCAAGATGAAGAAGAGGCGAGAGAAATATTATTAGAGATTGCTAATTCAATACTAGATAACAAGTATGAGTTTAAAACTTATAGCGATTATGGAAGTGGTGTTAGAAATAATGCTAAAAGAGGTATTGAGCTAAATGAAAAAGTAAATAATAAATGTGCAACTAGCGTAGGTAAAGTACGAGCTCAACAATTAGCTAGAGGAGAAAAATTATCTGTATCTACAATAAAAAGAATGTATAGTTATTTAAGTCGAGCAGAAACTTATTATGATGCTGGAGATAGTAAAGCTTGCGGAACTATATCTTATTTATTATGGGGTGGTAAAGCAGGTTTAAACTGGTCAAGAGGTAAACTAAGAGAACTTGGTGAATTAGATTTAAACGATGACGACCCTTGTCAAGCAGGATATGAACAAGTCGGTATGAAAGATAAAAACGGCAGAAAAGTACCTAATTGTGTACCTAAACAATAATTAAATGAGAAAAAACAACGAAACATTAGGAAATGCTGTTCCAAATAATAAAAGAAGAGGCTGTATGTGTAAAGATGGCACATATTCAAGAAAATGTTGTGATGGCACTTTAAGAAGTCAGGGAGTTGGAAGAATAACAGGAGAAGGTGTTTTATTATTAGAATCAGGGGGTAATATACTACAAGAAAATGGTCAAAATATAAAATTATAAAAAATGAGTAAAAAAATATCACAATTAAACGCAGTATCATCGGTTCAACCAAGCGATTTACTTGCTGTAGTTCAAGCAGGAGAAACCAAGAAAGCCACAGTAAGTCATTTAGAAAACTATTTAGTTCCTACTAATTTAACAGTATCAAGTGGAGATACAGTAAATCTATCAGATTCCACTTATTCTGATGCTATGCTTATAAGATTATCTTGGAGTGGAGGTAACGGAACAATGATTTTAAATTTGCCTTCTGCTTCAGACAATACTAACAGGCTTATGAGATTTATTAGTAATGGAGGGTTTAATACTGCAACAAGAGTACAATTAACACCAATAAATTCACAAGAATTAGATGGCTCTACAAGTGCTTATGTAATTAACAAAGAATTTGAGGGAATACAAGTATGGTCAGATGGTGTTGAATGGTTTATAATACAGAAAAAAGCATAAAAATCTAACAAGGTTTTTATATACAGTTATTTAAGTAAGATAAATTAATTTATAAATCGAAATTTATGGAAAACACTAAAGCTACATCAATTTTGAACGACATCATGGAAAAACTATCATTAGTTAAAAAAGATGAAGTAAAAGAAGTTGAGGTGAAACAAGAAGTAAATCTTTCGGAACAAATTAAAGAAGAAGAAGAAATGTCTCAAAAACTTACTGAGCTTGCTTGTGCTTGCGACAAAGAAGAAAAAGAGGATTTAGCTTCTGAAGAAGTTGTTGCTGAAGATTTACAAGAGGAAGTTCCTGTAATAGAGGAAGCCTCTGAAGAAATTGAGATGGACGAAACTAAATACGTTGGAAGAGACGAATTTGAATCTAAAATCTCTGAATTAAAAGGAATGATTGAAGAAATGAAATTAGGTTACGGTGAAGAAAAACTATCTATGGAAAAAGAAATAGAAAAGTTGTCTGCTGAACCAGCTTCAGAACCAATATCACACAACCCTGAAGGGGAAACAAAACAAAACTTTAAATCTTTTGGTCGAAACAAAGTAATGAGCACTAGAGATAGAGTTATGAACAGAATTGCTAATTTAAAATAAACTAAAAACTAAAATTAATTAAAAATGGCTACTACTACATCAATTACTACTTCTTATGCTGGCGAATTTGCAGGGAAGTATATTTCTGCTGCTTTATTATCAGGTGTAACGCTTGACAAAGGTGGTATTGAAATTAAACCAAACATTAAGTTTAAAGAAGTGATTAAGAAAATTGCTACTGATGCTAATGTAATTAAAGACGCAACTTGTGACTTTGATGATACTGCTACTATCACATTAACTGAAAGAGTTCTTCAACCAAAAGAGTTTCAAGTAAACCTTGAGCTTTGTAAGAAAGATTTCAGAAGTGACTGGGAAGCTGTGCAAATGGGTTACTCTGCTTTTGACAACTTACCTCCTAAATTTAGTGACTATTTAATTGGTCATGTTTCTGGATTAGTTGCTGAAAAAACAGAAAACAACATCTGGGCAGGTGATGAAGACACTACTGGACAATTTGATGGTTTCAAAACTTTAATGCTTGCTGACAGTACAGTTATTGACGTTGCAAAAGCAACTGTAACTTCTTCTAACGTAATCGCAGAATTAGGAAAAATAGTTGACGCTATTCCTTCTGCTTTATATGGAAAAGAAGATTTATTCATCTATGTATCTCAAAACATCGCTAGAGCTTATGTAAGAGCTTTAGGAGGATTTGGAATCTTAGAAAATGCTGCTGGAAATGAAAACGTATCTAGCATTGGAGCAAACGGTGTATCTAATCAAGGTACTATGTGGTGGCAAAATGGAGCACTATCTTTTGATGGTGTAAAATTATTTGTTGCTAATGGATTGCCTGACAATCATGCGGTAGCTGCTGAGAAATCTAACTTATTCTTTGGAACAGGTTTATTATCTGACCACAACGAAGTAAAAGTTATTGATATGGCTGACTTAGATGGTTCTCAAAACGTAAGAATCGTAATGAGATTTACTGCTGGTGTTCAGTACGGAATAGGTTCAGATATTGTACTTTATTCTTAATAAATTAAATTAATCAAAAATTAGGGTAGGTAGGTAGATGCCTACTTACCCTTTTTTTATAAAAAATAATAAACTATGGCTTGCGATTTAACTAAAGGAAGAAAAGAACCTTGTAAAGATGTTGTTGGTGGCATTAGAGCGGTTTATTTTACTGATTTTGGCGATTTAGGTACGGTTACACAAACTGAAGATGAAATAACGGATTTGTCTGGAACTTTCACTGCCTATAAATATGAAGTAAAAGGAAACTCCTCTTTTGAGCAAAACATTACCTCTTCAAGAGAGAATGGAACTACATTTTTTGAACAAACATTAAATTTAACACTACATAAACTTTCTAAAGAAGACAATAAAGAATTAAAATTGTTAGCTTATGGAAGACCTCATGTTGCTGTTGAAGATTATAATGGAAATGTATTCTTAATGGGATTAGAGCATGGAGCTGATGTTTCAGGAGGTACTATAGTTACTGGAGCTGCTATGGGAGATTTAAGTGGTTATACACTTACATTATCTGCTATGGAAGTAAAACCAGCTAACTTTGTTGACAGTCCTACTGCTTCTGACCCTTATGCTGGAATGTCTAGTGCTGATGTAACTATAACAGTAGGCACTAATTCATAATAACTAAATTTAATTAGGTTAAATTAAGGGGTGCTTCGGTGTCCCTTTTTTTATGAAAACAAATTAGCAATTATTTGTTACTTATAATATGGTAGTATTAACAACATCAACAGGTGCTCAGAGTTTTAAGGTAATTCCTAGAAGTGCACAAAGCTCAGTTACGTTTGAATTAACTGATAAATCTAAAAGAACTACAAGTGCTGTTAGTGTTTCTGTAACTAATTCAAATGGGTATATGACTGTTACAGGTAGTTTTTCATTAGTAGAAGGTAGATTTTATTCATTTGCAATTAAAAATGGTGCTGTAATTATATATAGAGGCTCTATTTTTTGCACAGACCAAACTAATTTTAATACCTTTGATGTACATTCTGGAGAATACACTACAGAAAACACATACGATAACGATTTTGTAATAATATGAGAAAAGTAAATAAAATGGCAAAAAAAAGATATAATAGTAAACCATTGCCAAAAGCAGAAAAAGGAAAGATACATATAGTTAATATGTCTTCCTACACAAGACCTGAAATCAAAGAACAATACAATAGAGATTGGGTAGAGTATGGAGATGATAATAATTACTTTAATTATCTTATAGATAGATATAATGGAAGTGCTACAAACAATGCTGCTATTAACGGTATAGCAGAAATGATATATGGAAAAGGATTAGACGCAGTTGATAGTAAAGAAAATGATAAGGATTATAAAGAGATGAAGGAACTCTTTACTAAAGACTGTATGAAAAAGATATGCTACGACTACAAAATGATGGGTCAAGCTGCACTTCAAATAATCTATTCTAAGGACAGAAAAAAGATTGTACAAGTAGAACATATACCTGTAGAGACGTTAAGGGCAGAGAAAGCAAATAACAAGGGTCAGATACAGGCTTATTACTATGCAAAGGATTGGTCAGAGATTACATCTAAGTTAAGCCCTAAAAGAATACCTGCATTTGGTACAAGTAATGCTGGATTAGAAATATTATATATCAAACCTTATAGAGCTGGATTTTACTATTATTCTCCAGTAGATTATCAAGGAGGTTTACAATATGCTGAATTAGAAGAAGAAATAGCTAACTATCATATAAATAATATACAAAATGGTCTTGCACCAAGTATGCTTATAAACTTTAATAATGGTGTTCCTACAGAAGAACAAAGAAGTCTTATAGAGCAAAATATTCAAGAAAAGTTTAGTGGTTCTTCTAATGCTGGTAGATTTATACTAGCGTTTAACGATAGCAAAGAACTTTCTGCAAGTATTGAGCCAGTTATACTAAGTGACGCACATGAGCAGTATAAATTTCTTAGTGATGAATCAATGAGAAAAGTTATGGTATCACACAGAATTGTATCGCCCATGCTTGTTGGTATAAAAGACAATACTGGTTTAGGAAATAATGCAGAGGAATTACAAACAGCTTCACTTCTTATGGATAACACAGTTATTAGACCAATGCAAGTTACTATACTAGATGAACTTGAAAGAGTATTAATGTATAACGGAATTGAATTAGATATATACTTTAAAACACTACAACCTTTAGAATTTACTGATTTAACTAATGCTATAACAGATGCTGAGATAGAAAAGGAAACTGGTATAAAGAAAGAAGATAGTGAAGTTATAGAAGACGAATCCATAAATATAGAAGAATAATGGCAAAAGCACTATTTATAAAAAGGTCAGATTTAGTTAAAAACACTGCATTAAATTCAAATGTAGATACAGATAAGTTTATACAGTTTATTAGCTTGGCACAAGAGATACACATACAAAATTATTTAGGCACAGATTTATACGATAAAATAAGTGCTGATATAATAGCAGGTAATTTATCTGGAGATTATTTAGCTTTAGTAAACGATTACATACAGCCTATGCTTATACACTTTGCTATGGTAGAATATTTGCCTTTTGCTGCATATTCTATATCAAATGGCGGTGTATATAAACACAATTCTGAAAATAGTCAGATAGCAAATAAAGAGGAAATTGATTTTTTAATTCAAAAAGAGAGAGATTTTGCTGAGTATTATGCTCAAAGATTTATAGATTATATGACTTATAATGCACCATCTAAATTTGATGAGTATTATAGCAACTCTAATCAAGATATTTACCCAGATAAAGATACAGGATTTCACGGATGGGTATTATAAAAAAGAATTACAAACCTAAAGAGGTTAATGTCAAAAAACTACTAACTTATTTAAAAAAGAAAGATAATGGCTACACTTTCAGGAAATAAAATAAAAGATACTTATCAGTCGCTTGTAAAGTTCTCTGATAACGCAAATATAACAGTTGGTGCTAAACAATTAACTGATGGTTTTGGTAATAACTCGCCTGTATGGGTATCTACTACACAAGTAGGAATAGGAGTAACACCAGAATCAGGATTAAACCTTCATGTTTACGGAGATGCTAAAATAGGTAGCAATCTAACAGTAATTGGAAATTTAGTAGTTGAAGGAAGCACTACAACCGTAGGAACAGATACATTAACAGTAAAAGACCCTTTAATTGTACTGGCAAACAATAACACATCTACAGATGCAGTTGATATAGGATTTTATGGCAAATATACTCCTTCTGGTACTACACTATACTCAGGACTGTTTAGAGAAGCTCTAACAGGCAAATACAGATTATTTAAGGATTTACAAGTAGAACCTACTACAACAGTAAACACTAGTGGAACAGGATATGCTGTAGCTACTTTAATAGCTAGTTTAGAAGGAAATGTTACTGGTGACTTAACAGGAGATGTGACAGGAGATGTAACTGGTAACCTAACTGGTAACGTAACAGGAGGTACTATTTCAGGAACTACAGGAACATTTAGTGGAAATGTAGATATTGACGGAACATTAGATGTAGATGATGTAATAAGTGTTGAAGGTTCTGGATTTGGTAGAATAGAAATAGGTGGAGCTTCAGGTGGTTATATAGATTTAAAAGCACCTAATTCAGATGACTATGATTTAAGATTAATCACTAGTACTGGTGGTGCTGAATTATTATCTATAGATACATTAAAGTTTTATACAGGTTCAGGTACAGATTTAGCAATTACAATAGATGCTTCACAGGATGTTACATTTGAAGGCAATATAATACTTTCAGGAACAGTAGATGGGAGAGATGTTTCTGCTGATGGAAGTAAATTAGATGGTATTGAAGCAGGAGCAGATGTAACTGATACTGCAAATGTAAGAAGTGCTGGTGCATTAATGGATGATGAGCTTACTAATATTTCAGCAGTAAAAGCTATAAACCAACAACTAACAACAACTAGCAATGTACAATTTACAAGTGTAACTTCTGACCTTACAGGTGATGTTACTGGTAATGCAGATACAGCAACAAAAATAGCTAGTATTACAAACAGTAATATTGTTCAATTAACAGATACACAAACATTAACTAATAAAACTATAGATGCAGACAATAATACTATTAGTGATTTAGAAGTTGATAATTTAAAAGCAGGAGTTTTGGATACTGATTTAACAAGTGTTTCTGCTTCAGATGATACATTAGCTTCTGCAAAAGCAATTAAAACTTATGTAGATAGTCAAGTAGGTGCTAATAACGAACTATCAGAAGTATTAGCAAACGGCAATACTACAGGAGGAACGGATATTAGTGTAAGTAGTGGAGATGATATTACTTTTGCAGATAATTCTATTGCTTTTTTTGGTTCTGGAAATGATTTTTATCAATATCACGATGGCACAAACTCTTATATTAAAAATTATACTGGTGATTTAATTATTGAACAAAATACTAATGATAAGGATATAATATTTAAGTCAGATGATGGTAGTGGAGGAGTTGCTACTTATTTTCAAGCTGATGGTTCAACAGGAGCAATTAATTTATATCATTATGGTTCTAAAAAGTTTGAAACAACAAGTACAGGAGTTACAGTTACAGGGACTGCTAAAAATAATGGTATAGAAGTAGAATCAGCAGTTCCTACAATATTGTTTGATGAAACAGATGTTACGGCTAATTGGAGAAATAGAGTACAGGCAGGAACTTATAAATTGCAATACGCTTCAAACGGAAGTACTTTTTCAGATATATTAAGTGCAATTTCTACAGGAGTTACAGTTACAGGAAGTGTAACGTCAGATGGTTTAGATTTAGGTGACAATGATAAAATAAGATTAGGTGATTCACAGGATTTAGAAATATACCACGATGGTAGTAATAGTTATATAAGAGAGCTTGGTACTGGTAATTTATATCTTGATACAAATGGAACTCAAGTTATAATTACTACTAATGCAACAGCAAAAACAGCAGCAACTTTTACAAATAATGGAAGTGTAGATTTATACTATAACAACTCGAAAAAGTTTGAAACAACAAATACAGGAATCAGTGTTACAGGCAATATTGATGGAGTTGGAAATTTATTTTTACAAGATTATATTTATCACTCAGGAGATGGGGATACTTATTTTGGTTTTCCTACAGCAAATGAATTTAAATTAGTAGCAGGGGGAAGTAATATAATTGCAGCAGATGCTAATTCTGCATATTTATATTATCAAGGTAGTGTAAAATTACAAACAACAAGTACAGGTGTTACTGTTACAGGTGGTGGAACTTTTACAGGAGATGTTAATGTAGGTGCAAATACAAATGCTACAAGAAAAATAGAATTATCAGGGGGTAGAGCAGTTTATGAATATGACACAACAAAAGGAACATCAGGCGCTATTGTAATTCAAGGTAGTGCTAATAAAGAAATTCATTTTGAAACTACTGCTGATACACCAGATATGATAATAGACAGTTCAGGTAGAGTAGGAATTGGAATTACTTCGCCTAATACTGAATTAGAGGTTAGAGGTACAGGCGCAGGGCAATTTATACAATCAAATGTTAGCGCTTCTTTTGATGCTGATGGATTAACAAAACACACAAGATTTAGAATATCATCAAGTAATACTGCTTCATCTAATGGAATATTAGAGATTCGTTCAAGAAAATCTGATTCACAATGGAGAAGTAATGCTATTGCAAATCTAAATGGAGAAATGTCATTTTTAATATCTCCTACAAATAATGCACAACCCACATCTTCTGATGAAGCTATGCGTATTGACAGTTCTGGAAACGTAGGAATCGGTATTACAAACACTAATTCTGTTAAACTAGGTGTAACAGGCAATTCAGGATTACCTGCAGGTTCAGGCACTACTCAAACAGGATTATTAAGACTTAAAGCATCTAATAATGCTACACTTGATATGGGTTGCGACCATACAACTGCAAATGGATGGTTACAAGTAACAGATGTATCTGATTTATCTCAAGAATATAGTTTACTACTGCAACCAAATGGAGGAAACGTTGGAATAGGAACTGATTCGCCTGATACTAAATTAGAAATTGTAGGAAACAATCCTATTTTAACTATAAGAGATTCTGATACCTCTTCCTCGACCGCAACGTCAACTATAAGGTTTGCAGAGTCGAATGCAAGTGATACTTTAGGTAATTATTGGGACGTTGGATATTCACCAGTTAATCTGTTAAATTTTGATTTTAATGGCAGTACCAAAATGACTATCAACTCTTCAGGAAACGTAGGAATTGGAACTACATCGCCTGATTCAGCATTGCACATTGGTTCTACAGGCTCAAACACTTATTCTTCTACTATAACTAATGGAAGCAATATGAAAGGTATTTTAAATACTATTTCAAGCAATGTTAATGATATGGTAGGTATTTATTTTGCAACTGGTGCAACAACCCAGGGGCAGCATTGGAGTGGGATAACTGGCTCAAGAACTGA